CGGTAGAAAGTCCGACAATGCCACTAGTTGTTGTGGAATACTTAATAATCTCACCAGAACTATAACCGTGATTAGGAATATTAAAACGATTACTTGCTGTATTGATTCCAATTACTGGGATCTTTCTTTGATTATTTTTATAACCTTTGCCAGAATTTATAATATAGATATCTGCTACAACACTTTTAAGATCAACTGCAGTAATGGCTTGAAAACCTGTTCCGAAGTTAATAATATCAACAGTATTGATTCCAACTCTTGCATTGTCCTCTGAAGTATGAAGTTTGATAGTAGATGTATCTACTAGTTCAACATAGTAGAATGCATTGGTCGAAAGACCAGCGATTGGATTACCATCTTTAGCATCATAGAATACCTTATCCGCAACATTGAGTTTATGGAATGTTGAGAATCCAATAGTATTATTTCCAAGATCAATTTTTCTTGCAGAAAGTTCTGTGTTAAAGTTGAGTGAATGAACGATATTCGTCATATTCACTTCAGCAACAGCCTCTTCTGTGGGATTGCCACCAGTGATAGTTATAGTAGGAACATCTAGATAGTCAAAACCACGGTCGATTAGGTTTATACCTATCAACTCTCCTTCTATTGATACAGTCCCTTCTGCACCACTACCGTAGTCATCAACGATATCCAATACAGGAGGATTGATGATATCATATTCTTCACCAGGATTAGTAATTTCAAGAGATCTAAGGTCACCATACTTTAAACTTTCACCAGATTTATAGTTAATAATCTCAACACCATTAATCAAAATACCACTGTAACCAGGTTCAGTTAGATAGGTACCAGATTTGTTATCAGGTGTGAGAACTTCTCTTACAATATTTTGTGGAGAAAGTTTTTTATTGTAGAAATCATAATAGATGAACTCATTATCTGATACAGTACCAACCAGAGTTACAAACTTTTTAGAGAAAATGTCTGCTCTAGATCTTGCAAGTTTGATACTTGTTGAGTTAATTCTCTTTACATAATAAACATTAGTATCAATATTCTCAAACTTACTTTCATCTTCAGTTACTACTGTAATGCCATCAGGAGTAATTGTTGTGGTCTTTATAATACCTGGTTTGTAGAAGATAGCATCACCATTCAGGAAACCGTGATCTTGGTTTGTAGTAAGAACAAGAGTTTCAAGATCAGAAGAAGAAGAACCAGAGAATGTAATCTTCTTATCATAAGGATCAGTGAAAATGTTTGAATAGTTGGGAAGTGAGTTTGATGCAACTACTACATCACCATTAAACTTCTGATATACATTTTGAACATTGGCAACAAAGTTGTTTAGGGTAGAATACTTACCAGAGTTTCCTTTAAGGAGTTGATTCTCAACTTTAATATATGAAATACTACCAACGTTTGCTGCTAGTTTTGCAAGAAAAGTATTCGCAGATGAAGATCTGATTACAATTCCAGGAAGTTGTAATCCACTATTACTTGTTAGTGTAATTTGATATCCAGGTCTTAGGAAATGAGTATCAAATAGAGTGATGAAGTATGACTTCTCTAATTCGTCAACCAGTTCAATATCCTCAATATTCCATTCTGTTTTAACGTTAGAATACCAGTTCTGAGATCTTTCATCTCCTCTCTCAATACCAAGAGTTTGGACGTTGATAGTATCACCTTCATTATAGAAGTAAGAATCTTGATTTAGTTTGAATTCTTTAAGAGTAGAAGTAATACGAACCCGAATTTGATTACTAGTATCAAATCCAACATATGCATATGAATAATCATCTAAACGAATATCTTCTTTTGCAGAGAAAGTATCATAAACTCCACTCACATCGAAGAACTGGTTGATACTCTTTCCAGTATATGCAATAGAAATTATATCTCCTACGTTATCTTTGAGGATTAGATTGCCAGTATCTGGAAAACCAATAGTTGAATCAACATCAAGAATAGTTGCACCAACACTTACATTGTTTAGAAGTTTTGTCTTAGGATTAACTTTAAACTCACCAAAGATAGAACCAGTAACACTGATATCTCTAGCATATCCAGAGTCAATACTTATCTGATAATATTGTTTGTCACCATAGTTAATCGGTTTAACATCAGATACGGAACCTCTAGAGTTTGTGGAGTCTTGGAAAAGAGTAAGATTCTTAAGTTCTAATGGATCACCTACAACTTGCTCTACAACAAAGTCTTTCTCTACTTTGTAGTCTGCATCGGAAGGTCTGAACAGAGACTCACTTGGTTTAATGATCTCTACTTCTTCACCATATAAAGCTCTGAAGAGAATCTTAAATGATTGATCTGTTCCTTTTGATTTATAGAAACTGTCTATGTTGTATAAAAAATTTCTCTGATCCAAGTCAGAAAAGAGTTGTCTGTCATTGAAACCAGGTGCAATCTGATTCTTTAACTTACTAAAAAACTCCTGAAGGAAAATGACATTCAGGTTTTGAATAGTTGTATTATCTGTATGTTCTGTAGCCTCTGTTTGGTTAAACGTTAGTTGATCTGGTTGGTTGCCAGAAACATATGTTGTGATACCACTGAACCCTCTGGTGCAGTTGATAAAAGAATTATTACTAATCGATTCGTAATGAATGATCTCTTGATCAATTTTGATAAGACCGTTAGTTTCAGGAAATCCTTCAGTAAAGTTTGTGAGAGATGATGTAGGAATTGTTGTGGCAATATAATCCAGATCACCATTCAGTTGGGTGGAAGTCTTAAGACTGAATAACTCATCAACTTTAACATACTTGTCAATATTTTGAATCAAATCAAAAGTACCACCTTGATACTCTTGTGACTTATAGTATTGCTTTATGAATTCTGGAAGAAGAGGAAAGTCTTCCAAAACATAACTAGGAAATTGACTCTCAACAATATCCTGGAACTGAACTTTATCTACTGCCATTTTCTGATATTAGTAGGAATATGATGAGGATGAACTAGATGATGAGGATGAACTAGATGACGATGATGTCGAACTAGTTGATGATGATGTTGAACTAGTTGGTGAAGTGTAATTCGGTGTTACAGAAACTCTAGAAGAAATTGATGTTGATCCAGAGTCATCAGAATCAGTAGATGTAGAAGAAGAAACTATTGGAGTTCTTCTTACCAAGTTATTTGAGTAACTTGAAGATACGAGATAGTTTGTTCCAGAAACATCACTTCCTGTTGCAATTCTATCTGTTACCATATTTACCTTCATATTGAAGGGGTCTAATTGGAGATACAGATCTTGTAATCCAATAACATCATTTGAATAAGGTGTTGCTGAGATCTCAACCAGGTTAGTTCCACGATACACATCAGTAGAAATAATATTGATTGGGTTGAGCTTAATCTCACCCTTCAAGTAATCAATAGTTCCAATAGATCTTCTTAAGACCACTGGTTCAGTAGGAGAGTTGAGTTTAAACAAGAAGACAGTTCCTGTTTTCAAATCAAAATTGGGGTTGTCTCCAAGATACACAGTATCGGATATACCACTAATTTTAAATCCTGAGGAACGAATATTGTATCCAATAGATCCATTATGTGTACCGTGTCCATGATTCAGAATCTGAAAACGATTACCAAAACAAATTTCATATTCAGTAAATACATTCATTGTAGCCTGAAGATCTCTTCTAATATCTACAGTTGTGATATTGGAAGTAATAGATTCATGACTTTCGTCAATGATTTTTTGAAATTTACTATACTTAAACCTTGCCCCAAACTTATTTAACTCAGTAGAATTAGCGTATATATTGGAGTTTTGTGTTACTAGACTTGAAACAAAACTAGAGTTGGGTGCTCTATTTGAGTTGTAATAGACATTTGAGTTTGTTTCAACATACAGATACTTAAGATCAATAATCTCAGTGACAATACCTGCTACAGAATACTTATTGATCTGTCTCTTAATATTTTCTTTGATTGTACTTGAAAGGAATACACCATTGGTTGGTTTGATGCTTACAAATACCTTACCATATTGTGGAGGTGTAAGTTCTTCACCACCAAAAGCTGAAACAGATTCAGTCTCAGGATAGATGGTAGGAATGATTGACTCAAAGTCGCCAGCGGTAACTGCACGATTTTGTGATGAATAGATCTGTGTAGAATACTTCTTAATTGACTCTACACTCTCAATACTACTACCACCATAAGATGGATCGTTAACAGTAAGTAGTGATACCCCACTTGTGATTGCATTATTATTGTTATCTCTAAGTGTTCCTGCGTATCTCATTGAGGTTACGCCATTAGCACTATCACCATCACATGTGATGTAATTGATTTCGATATAATTTGGTTCTTGCAATGCCACACCAAATGTTCCATCACCAAACATTACCTCATATCTCTCAGAACCAATCTCTTGAAGGAAGTATATGGGTGATGATGGTCCTACCTCAAACAAACTATCAAACTGTTTAAAAGTTCTAGTAACAGTTGAAGATTGTGATTCTCTTACACTTACACGAATTAAAGAAGTATCAATACCAGAATTAGGTAGAATAAACTTCTGTGTTTTATTACGTGATGATACTGTATAAGTTTGTTTTAAGTATGTGCCTTGGAATATATCAATATTGGTAAAGTTTGCAATTCCATCAGAATCGACTGGAACTGTAATATCATTTGGAATTGAGAATGTATATGATTTCTTACCAGTTTCACCAACAATTGCTACGATACCAGATTTTAAAGTAACAGATGTTGATGTGCCACTAGACACATCTACTAGGAAAGAAATATTAGCTACAGATGCTTTTCGCGACCTTGGAAGATATCCAACGTTTCGAGATAGTGATACAACATTTTCTCTCAATGTTGCACTATCAATGAATACTTCATTCGTCACCATGTTGGCGTTGTATGAAGTAATATAAGTGTTATATGCTAGAGTATCGATTATCGTAGATAAGTTCGATCCTTCAAAGTCATAATCCGTGAAGTTTGAATTAGCACGAAGATAATCTTGAATGGATGCCTTGATCTGATCGAAATCTAGATTACTAAAATTTACTAGAGGCATTTATCTGGTAAGCTCTAAGGCGAATGAGAGTTGTTGTGTATCAAGGTCAATACCTATGATCTCATAGTTAATGACTACACTATATTCATTATCATCGTATGAGGGATTGACCTGAACTCGTTTTAGATTTACTCTAGGTTCAAAGTTTTTAATAGTTTCTTCAATTTCTGTTTTAATTGCTAGTGTAGTAATTTGATCCATAGGATCGAATAGCAACTCAGACACCCTAGATCCAAAGGATGGATTGAAGGGTTTATCACCACGAGAAGTAAAAATTATATTACGAATAGAACGAGCAATGGCATTAGAGTTTCTCAATACAATCAAGTCATCGTTTAACGGATTAACTTCGAAGACTGCACTGATGTCCTTAAACCCTTTGCTAATTCTTTCAGCAGGCACGTATTTGATACAACAAATCTACCTTATTTAGAACACTAATCCTCAGTTAGTGTTACCTGTTCAGAACCACAAGTACAGATATGATCAGGGTCAGAACAATCAGTTGTTTCAAAGAGTCCATCTGTATTCACCTTTTTCATTTGTCGAGGATTTTTCTCATCATTCGCAATCTCCCTTAGGAATTCCTGGTTGCTCATTTTCTCTCTCCTTAGCGGTTTTCCAAAAGTACTCGTCTTCACGTCCCATACCCAATCGTTCGAATCCATTCTCTACAGAATAGTATTGAGTTGATACCTTAAAGTCAGGCATCTTAGGATCCACAGGTGTGAGACTATTATCAAAGATTCTCATACGATTGTTTGGATACAAGGCATACTGACCATTATCCAACTCAATCAGATTATGAGACTTATGTTCAGCAGGATTCTCAGATGTTGCATAATCAATCACATCTGGATCTGCATGATAGTTGTCAATGGTACAGATGTAAGTACCCTTCATGATATCATGATCTCTTGTATATAGTTCAAAATCCATAGATCCAATGAACTGTTTTGTAATACTTACTACACCATAATCCATACAGTTCCAGAACTGTAAGTTAGGTAGATTCATATCTGGAGTAGGTGTTTCCGGTTCTGATACAAACGCACTGATAGGAAGTTTATCATACATTGCTGCATACTCTGGGAGATATGTCTCAAAGTAGAACACACGTCCTGGCATACTCTTACAAGACACCCAGACACCCTTTACGAACTCTCCGTGACCAGATTGATGATCTGTTAGATATTCTTTTCTTACCCACACTTCTACTGCAGGAAGATTACAAATCAAAGAAGCCATACGCAATAAAAAAAGACCCTAGTATGTAGGGTCTTTAATATTAACGTCCTTGTCCTCGGTATCGTTTAGGTTTGTTATTACTAGAGCTAGATGCGTACTTAGTATGTTGTCCTGAACCCTGTCGTGTTTTCTTGGGCTTGGTTTCAATGAAGGTTCCACCCATCAATGAACGTTTGAACTTTGCCATAGTGTGTTATGTCTACTTGTATATTATAAAGGGGTTAGAGAGGATCCTAGGACCCTCTGTGACAGTTTATCAAATGACTCTCATCTTCTCATGTCCAACACGGATACGAGGATCACACCAGATATCAATACCAGCTTCGATAGCATCCAAACAGAAGGATACATCTTCACCACACATATCTTGAACTGCTCCAGATTCAAAGACTTGCATCTTAGGAGCGAACCATGGATACTTCATCTCAGGATGTTCAAACACACCCTTCTTAATCATCAACCAACCAAACCCTGCATAATCAACAGTGAAAGGCTTCTTACGTTTCTGAATACCATCAACCATCTCATGATTCATGACACCACCGTTATTACGGAAGTCATCTTCATCCAACCAGTGAGCAACTGATGTAGTACGTCCATCTTCAGTAGCATACCAACCACTGACAATCTCCTTCTCTTCACCTTCAGCTGGGATTGCCATATCACAGAGTTGCCAGAACTTCTCTGTATTGAAGACAATATCACTATCAATCCACAACTGATAGTCATACTCTAGTTTACCATCCCAGGGAATCTGATCTGGTCCACGAAGTACATTAGCACCCAGACACTTACAACGAGCAAAGTTCACCATGGAACTATAGTCTTGTGAGATCTGAATACTCATTTGGTTTTGAACCATATCAAAACACAACTGTACAAAGTTCTTCAGGAAAGTGAATGAACATCCACGACCTGGAAGACAGAAGACAATTGTCTTACCACGCATTCGTTCTTTAATTGCGTCAATATCCCATTCAGGTTCTGAACTAGCTTTCTTAGTATTGGGCTTTGCTGCTTTTACTGTAAATCCTTTGGCCATGAGTTAATTAATCACTCCATTTCATTCATTATTGTATACGATATTTAGTTGTTAGTCAATCCGTTTCACAAGTCCATATTCAGATAGAACCTCATGAAAGATCTCCTTTAGTTCTTCTCTTTCCTTGGGTGTGAATACATTGTTAGGACGGACTGGAAGGGGTCCAGGATCCCCTCCAGTGTTCTTCTTTACGAATGAGAGACCTTTACCCTCTGCACTCATATTCTGTGTACTCATCTTCATTAGTAACTAGACTCCTCTAGTACCTTAGCGTCACACACTTCATAAGTACACTTCACTCCTTCCATAAAATAATACTCCCATAGACCGTTGAAACTATCC